TCTGGGAGGTTTAAGTGCTTCCAAACAATGTACATGAAGTTTCTAAAATCTTTAAGTTGTTCAGGTACTTGTTCCATAGGTTATGCCTTTTTCTTTTTAAATCCTATTTGCATCTTCTTGTAAGCTTGAGGAGATATAGTAGAGTTCTGCTTTGATCTGCTAGTTCCAGCTTTCTTTCGTTTGTTTATGTTCGCATATAAAGACATTAGTGTGCCACCTCCTCAAAGGGTAATTCATTAAGTAAGTTCGCCATTGGTGATTCAGCAGTAATCACATCATTGCTCGCTCCGTTGTCTTTAAGAAACTTAACGGCTACTGATAGTTCTGCTGATGTTGCTTCACCTGTGCGTACTCGTGCTAGGAGTTCTTGGGTTACTACTTCGTGTAGTTCTTCTAGTTTGTTCTTCATTTCTTCCCCTTATGAATTCCTTTTTTGTTATCTTTCAACCATTTTAGATAGGCTTGAGAATTCTTATCCTTAAATTTTTCTGGATTAACTTTTGCACGTAGTTGATACATCTCATCAATATCTGAAACATCAGTGCCTTTACTATTTTTATATTTTATTTTTAACTTATTTAATCTTTTCTGAGCTTTAGCTTTGTCTTTAGCGTTTTTAGCATTCTTAACTGCTTTAGCTGTTCTTATTAGTAAACTAGCGATAGGTGCTGCCATGATAATATCCTTTAGTATGTCCAGATTACAGGTGTTGTTGCTCTCATGTCCACATGGACGAAAGTCTTTGCAATACCGACTCCTGTAAATCCCATCGCTAGTGCATTTTGTACGATAGTGTAGCGATCAGCTCCGTGATGGATGCGAATGTCCGCTGCAATACCTAGAGTATGTTGACCACCCTTAGACTTGTGCTTCTCAGCACTGTGAGATGTATCACGATACCCTGAAGTAACGATAAAGGGAAACCCGCAAGCTTCTCTTAGGTCGTCTAGTTTATGTATAAATCCCTCGCTCATGTTGTTCTTGCCAGTTTCCTGACAGTCGAAGTCTTCTATTTTAAAGTATTTAAAGGTCACTTCTTACCTCCGAATTGACTAACAGCCCAACGAATACCCATTGATGCACCGATAGCTCCTAAGAAAGCATAGGTATACCAATCTGGTGCGTGTTCACTTAAATGAACCCAACCTTGCGCTACGTAATCTTGTGTCCAAGGTAGGAAGCTCCCGACAAAAGGGGCTAAGATTACGACAAGAGCTATCTCATCTTTAATTGAGTATTGAGTTTGACGTAAAGCTTCGAGGTCGTAGTTAGCTTCGCTCTGAGCTTGAGTTTCTATTTGCTTTATCTTTGCTTTAACTTGCGCTTGTGCAATCTCAGCTTTGTTTTGTGCTTTTACTTTTCTAGTCTCTAAGTAACTTGTGCCTAAGTTAGAAACAGCACCTATTATTGTAGTCCACATTATACACCTACCAATTTAAGAAACTGGCCAAACCCCATCGCTTGACCCCAATAGACAACTGCGCCACCTACTACGAGCCACTTGATTTGGGCTAGAGACTTATTAATACAGTCTAGCTGCTCTTTTAGCTCTATGGCGTTGTCTTGAAGAGACTTAAGCTGCTCTTCATGCAAGTCTACACGCCACTCAAGGCGGTCTACTTGTTGTTTTAAGTCGTCCATATGTTGTCCTTTATGCTGCAAGTTCTAAAACCATTAATTCTGATTGATTACTGTCTGCGTTAAGAGTAATTGTTTTGCCAGAGCCGCCCCAATTAGCTACGTTAATGGTGTATGTAACTGAATTACCGTCAGCTAAACCATCATCTATATAGTAAAAAGGGAAACTACCTCCCTCTATAAAATCACTGTTCGTGCTTTTGTGATACTTATTATAAAGAGTAGGGCTTGTATAAAGAGTAGTGCTGCCTCTTAATATACGATAACCAAAGCCCCTGTCATCGTTTGAGGCTTGTAAACTGTACTGTATATTACCCATCAGTATTATTTTAGAAGTAGATGCTGCTGGATCAACAGCTTGAGTTAAAACTGTTTGCGAATAATCGGTTGAGTTTATGGTCATTGCTGTGCCATTAGTTGCTCTTAAAGCTTGTGTAATACCACCAGAAGATAAGCCTGTTATCACCGATGCGGGGATCGCTGTTGTGTTAAAGTCTGCTAAGGTTCTTGCCTTAGTCATAATGAGTTACCTCTATTTAATAATCGGGCTGGTTAGTTTACCTGTAATCCCGTCAAAGGGGTCTGATTGTGAGGATAGTAAAAGTGTTAAGTCTGTTCCGTCTGCGCCCCCAGTAACTCCTGAGAAAGCTATAGTTTTAGTGTTGTTGCTAGTCGTTGCTTGGGAAGCAGCAGTTACAGAAAGGCCATTATCTGAAGTTTGGACATCAAAAAGCTCTGATGCTGGACTAGCATAGGCTATGTTTGCAGTATTTAAGTCAGACACCATCATATAGACCATTGTGTTGTTAGCCATATTGCTGCTATGAGTAACAATTTTCCCGTCCTGAAACTGCCTATCTTGAGTAACAGAGAAGCTTTCAACAAACCCATCGGTACAAACAACACCTAAAAGTGCTTTATTTGTGCTACTACTACTAATTGTCGCTGTTAAAGTGCCAGTGGCTGCGCCAGCGCCTGTTAAGTCAAAGATAGCTGCCCTTGATATTCTGTAGGGTGCGTTGCTTGGAGACATATCTATCTCCATAACCTCTTCCGCACCAGTAACACCTGTTAAAGCTAAAGAGTTAATGGTTCTAACGCTCTCATCGTTATCCAAGCCCATAACAACTATCATGGTATTTGCGTTTGCAGGAATCGCTATCGTAAATTCTCTTTCGGTTCCTGAGTCTGCGTTAGCAGTATAGGCTTTAGTATTAGTACCCACTGCGATTATTGTTGGCTGTGACATACTACCTCCTATCGAGTTTCGTCAACGTAGACTTTAGACGCTGTACCGCCTGAGACTGTATACTTGACATAAGGTGTTAAGACGATTTCTTTAAGCATGTCTGCTGTAGCTGTTTCGATGGTTACATAATCAGTTCCGTTTAAACTCCCCTGAATAGTAACTGTCTCACCGCTACCTATTACTACTTGAACTACACCACGAGACCCATCGCCCATCTTAGGGTTGTATGCAGTTGTTGCTGTTAGTTGTGCCATTTTGTTTTTCCTTTTGTTTAGATTAATATATTTTCTTAGTTACCAAGAACCGCCAGTTACCTGAAGATAAGTCTACCGCACCTCCAGTGTTGTTTCTTAGGAGTAGCTTAACCGTGTTTACAGCACTGACATAAGCTGTTACTTCAAGACCTGAAATGTCACCACCAAAGGAAGCTTGAACAAAATCTCCTTGAGCTGCTCCGCTTACTGTAACAGTTTCAGTGTGTGTTGCTCCATTAGCTATAGAAGCTATGTTAATGTTAGCTAAATGGTAGTTTGTATCTTGAGGGGTAGTAGGTAAAATTAAAGAACTACCTTCCCCTGCTGCAATAGACGCATAAGCTAAATCTATGTTAAAAGCTGCATTACTATTTCCGCCTATAGTGACGCTAACAGTACCCGCAGCTTCCATTGTGGAGTCACTAGAAGTAAACACAGTCCATTCTGAAGGTGATAATACATAATCATAGTACAGCCCAAAAGCACCTACTCTAACTGTTTGTGTACCGCCTGTCGCACTTTTGGCTATTAAAACAGCAGTAGCTACAGTTGCTTCAGGTAGAGTAGCTTGCATATAAATAGCATTAGAGCCAGTGTTAGTTTGATTAATGTTTAAATATCTACCACTAATTCCACCGCTATGCTCAGTAAGAGTTGCGGAGTTTAAATTACTAAATAACCTACCTGATCCTGACCAACTTGTAGTGCCTACTCTAAGGTCACCGTTGTTAAGTAAGTTTAGGCTAGTAGTAGCTGCGTGTTTCACGCTTCTATCGCTACGCCAAAGATCAACAGGATTCTTTAAAGCATCGCTAAAAGGAACTGAGTAAGGTGGTATGTTTGAAGCCTGAGAGTTTAAAACTCTTACGTGGGCTTTATCTCTTGTAGGAGCTTCAGGGGTTTCAAAGTCAAAATAAACCCCATCAAAAGTAAGGTCTATATCGTTTGTAGTATTGCTTGCACCTATGTTGTAGATTTTAGTGTAACCAGCATCACCACTAATATCACCACCACGTATTACCCAGTTTTGGCAGTTAGCTCCACCTAAACTGTTTGAAGTGTTGCTGTTAAACTCAAAAGCATAAATGACATTGCTAGAAAATCCTTGCCCACTATCTCCTCTAAATTTGCAATCATTAAAAGTATTGGCATTAGAGAATCCAGCAAGAGCGTCTACAATTACAGTCTGTAAAAAACAATTATTAAAAGTGTTCCATACATGAGTCATCCAACTCTCTGAGTGAGTGACATCGCCCATCTTTACAACAGGGAATTTACAGTTCGTTATACTTGTGAACCAAACACCTCGGAAGCATAATGTATGCTGTATAAAATCTAAATCACTAACATTAACGTGCTTACAGGCCGCAAGTATAAATTTATTATTTGAACTAGCAGGTATTAAGTTAGCTCCATTACCTTCAACATTTAAGTAGCCGATTACGTTGCTATTAGTATTGTTCTTTTCCGATATAGTTATATCCCCAACTTTATAAGTACCGTAAGGGATAACGATAGTGCCACTCTCTATTGAAGCAAAGGCTGCGTTGAATGCTGAGGTGTCGTCTGTAACACCGTCACCTTTTGCGCCAAAGTCTTTTACAGTCACCACTTCTGAGGCACGTTTGGCAACCTGAGATGCTCTTGATATTTCTGTCATTAGTTTGTCCTTTGTTTTGTTATCTGGTTTATTGGTTATCTGATCGGCTAATTTCTACCCAATTAGTACCCACACACAAAAAGGTAATGCTGTCATAACCAGAGCCACTTAATGTGAAATTACCTGCGCTGTTAAGTTTAAGGTTTCCACCTTCAGTAACAGTAATGGTGTCAGTACCGACAGAAGTTAAAGTTACAGTCCTACCTTGAATACCATTATTAAGGGTTGTTAAAGTGTCTGTAGTTCCAGACTCAGCACCTACAACTTGGTAATTCATATAAACAGTCATTGCGCCAGAAACTAAATCAAAACTTCTTACACCGCTAAACGGGGTTTCTTTATGCCAGTTGTTGTCACCAACCCAAAAACCTTCCCCTGCTGTGCTGTTAGTTATGCCACTTAAAACTGCTGCTGAAGACTCGGTAGATGTATTACCTTTAATAGAACCACCATTAGTTACTGCACCGTTAATTTTTATTACATTAGTTCCTGACAGATTATCAAAAGTATTATCGTCACAGACAAAAGTTCTAAGACCTGCTACTGTAACACCAGCCGCACCTCCGATGTTTCTAAATACGTTATTACTAGCTTTTAAATCTGCGGTAGCTGACCCTGACAATACAACACCAGAGCCACTTGCTATATCTTCTACAAGGTTCTCAGAGATAATTGCGGTGTTCTTAACTGTGTCTAAAGCTATACCACAAGGGTCTGAACCTGTTGAGCAACCACTTCTTACAATGTTATTGGTTATAATAGCACCATCAGTTTGGTGAACATGAATAGCTCTGTTACTTGCGTTAGAGACAATGTTACCTTTAATAATAACATTCTTCATATTACCAGCAGTACCAGCAACAGAGGAGTTTACATTAGGATTATCTCCTTCAACGACAATCGCTCTGTTGCCGCAGTTTTCAGAAATGTTGTTTGTAATAATTAAATTATCGCCAATAGTTTGAGGGTTTGTTTGGGACGATATACCATTAACTACTATATCACCACCAACCTCATTATCACGAGTACCACCTGCAAGGTTCTTTATAATGTTGCCTTGTATAACGATGTTAGACGCACCAGCTTTTGTAGAAATACCTCTACCGTAAGGATTATTTATTCTGTTGTTGGCTATGAGAGTGTCGTGGGATGCAGCATAATAATCTATTACTCCCAAAGTTCCACTAAGAGTTGATTTACCTACATGATAGAAGTCATTATTACAGATAAAATCTTGATTGTATTGAGTGGCTGGGTTTGTGTTTCCATTGCCATCGTGAAGAATACCAGCTCTTCCTTCTGCGGGGGCTGAAGTTAATCCTGTATCAAAAGTACAGCCTTCAATAAAAGAGTTTATACCACCTCTGCAATATATGTATCTTGATCCATATGCACCAGCAGAAGCTAGTCTATTGCTCAGTGAACCACCATAAAAATAGCAATCTTTTACTATTAATATATCACTAGAATTAGCTACATCTCCATCGGATTCAAAAAGAATATCGGTAATGCCACCGTTACAGAAATAACAATCTTTAAAGCTTAGTACACGAGGGTTAGCTCTAGCGCCCCCAATAGCTCCGTCAATGTCATGCCATCTAAAAGTTCTGTTAGCTGTGTCTGCTGCTTGGTTGCTGTAGTTACCATCAAACTTAACGTGTTCAAAGTAACACTTAACATTAGCAGTTGTGCTAACAAACATATTCATAAGGGTAGAGTCTTTACATTTAAAGATACTCCCCTCACCCTCACCTTTAACTACTACATCATTAATAACATCAACCTGTGATCCTAAAATGTAAGTACCTGCGGGAACAAACACATTTTTACCAGTGTTTATTGCTTGCTGAATAGCAGCTCTATCATCTGTAACACCATCGCCAGTTGCGCCAAAATCTTTAACCGACACAGTTTCGTCTAATTTAGCTTTTACTGTTGTGGTTACTGCTCCAACACCAGCAGGAGCGTGTGTTACGTTAGGAGACTCTACAGTACCTTGAACCGTGTCATATAGATTAATAATGACAACAACCTCATCACCTACACTAGCACCGTTTGTTAGAGTAACCGTGTTGTTATCTGTTTCAGTAAAAGCAGATTGACGTACACCGTTTACAAAAATGTTAACTGAGTTAGTGTTTTGTAAGTATGTGTTTGAGAGGTTAAACGCAGTCTGACCTGCTGTAGCAGTAAAGGTTTCTATCTTCGTACTATTCGCTGTACCAAGGTTAGACGCTGCTAAGATAACTTCTACAACAGAGTCAGCTCCTAAAGTTTTAAAGTAAACTCTGCTATTTACAGTGTCTATAAAGTAATCTTTAGCACCAGAGGAAGCTAAGAGGTTGGCCTTAACTGTATCTCTTACTTGCTTAACTCCGTTTAAGAAAACCAAAGCTTCAGTGTTAAGATTAGCTACTGTTACATAACTATAAGTACCCGATTCAGCAGTAAAAGTAGTATAGGTAAATGACTCATTATTAGGTGTAGCTAACTCCCACTCAGTGCCATTGTAAATCTTAAGGTACTTATTAAATGTATCGTACCAAAGGTCACCCAAGATAGGGCTAGTAGGCGCTGTAGTAGAAGACGAGTAGAACGTCAAACCTGCTAAGTTAGTCTCAGAGGCCGTGTCAATCGCTTCCTGAGCCATGAAGAATAGCTGCTCTTGGGTAGCGTTAAGCTGAGCTGAGGTTAGTATGGTGTTCTCAGAGTAATCTGAAGGAGCTGCATTCTGTGAAGTGTTCCTTGCAATACGGACTACTGAGTTAGCTAAAGGTGCGCCAGCTACAGTAAAGGTAACTGAAGTACCGCTTATAATGTAGTCAGTAGTAGCTGTCTTAGTGACACCATCAACGGCAACACTTATATCGGTAGCCGCCTTCCCCGACCTGTACGGAGGTGTAGCGTAGGTAGTAGTGGTGTCATTACTAGATGCTACGGTGTATTGAGTATATGAATATGCCATTTGTTTTTCCTAGTTTTGTATTAATTAAAGATGCCATTTAAAAAGTCAGATACAGGATTAGGAGGTTCAACGTACCTGCCTTTTTCAATATCTCTAATAGTGTCTTCTAAGTCATCATAAGCATCGTCTAGTGTTCTATTTTCTTTTAATAGTGTCTTGAAAGCCTTTTCACGGGCTTCTCTAAACTCTGCTTGTATTTGCTCTTCGTTGTAATTACCTACTTCACCAACATTCTTAAGATAAGTTTGAATACCTTTCTTACGTTTGTATTTACTTTTATTAATTGCTTTCTCAATTTTACGAAGAAGTTTACCTTCTCCAATAAGTTGGTTATATCTTTCATAGGCTGTAATAGTTTTTCCTGTCTCTTTATCTACCATTTGATAAGTAGGGTCGAGAAGGTCAATACCATTTTTAACTTCAGGTAACTCCCCTATACTAGGAGCAAGCCTTAAGAACTCAGCTTTGATCTCATCACTTTCCCAATCAGTAGACTTCATAATGTAACCATCAGCTCGGAGCATAGGTTGCCCAAAGATGTCATACTTAGGGGGAAGGGTATCAGATAAAGAAGGTATCCTATTTTTAACAGCATCAAGAGTGCTATTGACTTCCCTAACTATAGAGTCATCATTAGTCCAAGAGACTAGAGAAGGGACAACCAACGATGATACTTGTCCTTGTATCCACCTATCTAAGAATCTGTTAGGGTCGTCCACTGCATTGATAAAGTTAGCAACACCCTTTGTGTACGTTCGGTCTTTGAGTTGATTAGCAATAGCAATAATAGCCGCAAAACCTATTTCCGTATTATCATGCCCAGCTTTATATACATCTCTCGAATCAGCCGCCATCCCTGCAATCATTGCTATAGGATCGAGCCTATTATACTTCTCAAATGTGAAAGTCCCATCATCATGTTCTACTATTATAGAATTAGGTTGCGCTCCTGATGCCCTTAAAGCATTTCTTTCCTGAGCTGTGTACCCTTGCCAAGAGCCTTGATACTTGTGAACTTCTATAAATTGTTGCTCCCCATCTCTGTCTGTGTAAGGAAGTTTAACTTTACTTGTCATTACTCCAGCCGCTATAGTCCCCCATATAACACTACCATATGTCATTTGAAACTGAGCTTTCGATCTTACTTGAGGGTCTGGGCTTTTTAATCTTTCTTGCATTTGTTTTGAAGCCAAGGCTAAAGGAGAACGATGAAAAGGGTACTTAACAATGTTTATCGGTGTTCTAATAAAGGGAACTATTTGCCTTAATACAGGTATATCGGAGGTAAACTTTTGAATCTTTTTACCTGTCTTTCCTAGTTCATTTGTAAAGGTTAATACCCTAGCGTCCCCTTGAGCTTTTTGTGCTATAGGATCAGTAAGTGCTTCACCTCTAGGAGTGTTGACTTGGTTCTCATAAGCCTTGCTAATACGGTCTTCAACTAACTGGTCAAAGTCTTTAGGGTCTAAATCTTTATTGTGCTTATACAGCTTATCAATTTCTTCTGCTGCATGAGCATACGCAGAGCGTCTAAAGTTTAGTTGTTTAAATAACTCATCACCAGCCTGTAGGAATCTTGAGGGAGTTCTAATAACATTACCCGCAGCGTCCACAAGACCCTGTGATGTAACATTAACTTCTCCACTAAGGAGTCTACCCATGAGTTCACCTAGATCAGCATTACCTTGACCTATAGCGACTTTTCTAATTTGATCATCTACTGCTTCTGTAATCATCCCTTCTTCATCTAGGATGTTGTGGCCTTTCTTAAGAGTTGCCCCTGCTGCTTTTAAAGACAGCCATGCGTACTTATAAGTACCATAAGCTTTTCTTTTAGCTAGGCTGAAGTGAGCTTTAGAGTCTACACCTTTTTTAGGAACAGACATCAAAGCTCCACCAAACTCTTCTGCTATGTCAATAGTAGAGACAAAGGCGTTACTTGATAAGTTTATAGCGTGTGTTACTGGACTACTAAGTAGACTGTTAATCCATATCTCATTGATAGCTTGAACGACATCACGAGGTTTCCCAACCGTCCTACTAATTAATCCTTGATCAGAAGCATCTTGTATTACTTTTAGTAACTGGTCTTCTGACAGAGTTATATCATCAATGTTAGGTATAACATCATTTGCCATACCATGTAGATTTAAACTTGTACCTTGAATATTGCCAAGGCGCTGTCTTGTTCTCTTCGCTTGGGCTGTAGACTTTGCGAGTACCTTTGCCTTAGCAATAGCAGCAGCATCCCCTTCTTGGTAAGCAGGGCTTTTAACAAAACGCATCGTTTGCTCGTAAAGATACTTTTCCATCTGGAGAGCCGCAGCGGTGTATTGTTTAGTTTGATCTACAGGAACTTTACTTAAGTCAAAGAACTCATCCATGAACTTTGAGAGAGTCATAGGATCGAAGGTGTATAAATCTTCAGTGCTGATGAAGTCATGGATCATCTTTATACCTTGGGCGTTTAACTGACCCCAAGTAGTTGATTCAAAAGTATCTCGTCCATCACCTATGACACGTTCTTCTGGAATGTCTATATCGTCAGCAGTCTTAGGAGCTGCTAATGAGTCATCAGCATTGCTTGCTACTTTAATAGGCTGGCCTGTTTCAGGATTAACCAGACGTAAGGTAGAGGGGTCAGCAGTTTTATCTACAACTGAAGCAGCCGCTTCTTCTGCTTTGGCTAAAGCTTCATTCACTTCTTCTACAGACTTCTCCGCAGCTTTAGCATCTTGGTTTAACTTAACAGCCTTAAGACCCCTAAAGGTCATTGCTGTTACTCTAATAATTTCTCCAGCAGCTAAGCCTACTACTGATTCTTCTACAGCATTCTTTAGCTTACCCTCGAACATGGTGTCATCTTCGTTATCGGCAAGCCAGTTGATAAAATCGTTTTCTATTCCTAGTTCTTTAAGCATCACTGACGCACGTTCTTGGTGTGCATCAAACACAACAGTACCAGAGATACTACCTTTTAGAAGATCATCTGCATACTTGCCTAACTTAGCAGGTTTAGTTAAAACTCCTGCACCCACAAAACCAGCAATGAACTGTGACATACTACCAGTAATCTGACCTGATAAAGAGTCTTGGTATCCCGCTTCTTTTAAATCTTCATTAGTTGCTATCACTGTATCAAGTTGTTCTGAGAGTGTAGCAAGACGCATGATGTTGGCAGCTTTTAAATCTTGTAAAGCTTGGCCTGTAAAGTATTTAACTTTACGTCCTTCTCCGTCATAGACATGGAAGCCGTTAGCATCTTCGTAAGCTCGTAGTACATCAGGCTCTAAGTTTTCAGGGTTGTAGGTTAGTACATCACCTGTAATGTTTTGCATCGCATCTATTTTATTGGTGTAACCTGTAGCCCAATCAAGTGTTTCTGCACCTTCCACAATAGCACTACCTAAACCACCTAAAGGAGCTACGAGAGACTCAGTAATGTTTTCCATTAGTGAAGGGTCACGTTCTTCTTCAGGGGCTTCTATAGCTTCGTAGCCCTCTGCTACTGTTGCTTCAGGAATTCTATCTACAATGTCTTGTACAACATCTGAGTTTTCTTCAAGGACTTGATCTACTACTGAACCTACTGATTGTTGCTGTAAAGACTCTAAAAGTGTTTGCCCCTCAACTTTGTTACCTTGCTGCTCTTCTTCTTGGAGCAAAGAGTCTAATAAAGTAGTCATACATTTTCCTTACTATTCTGGAGGAGTGTAACCTTTGGCTATTAATCTTTGGTTATACTGATCTATCTGTTCTGAAGTCATGTCTTTTATATCTTGAAAGTATTGCTTATCTTGTCTAATTTTTAAAGCTGTAGGTGAATTAGAATCTACAACAGGAATACCTGAGAGTTCCGTGACTTCACTAAAGCGTTCCCCGCCTTCAGGCGATAATTCATTAACAATAAGCATGGCTTCTTCACGCAGTTCTCTAGCTTTCTTAATTCTACCTTGTGCGATTGTGCTGTACTCTTCGCTATCATAATAATCTGCGTACAGTAAAGAGAACTGTTGGACTACTGCATCATATAATTCTTTGTCTAAAGCTTCCGAAACAGTATTTTCAAAGTTCTTCATGCTTTGTTTAAAGACCTTATCATCATAATGACTTTCTATTTTAGTTACATTAGTGCGTAAGTTTTGTGCTAACTCTGTAGGTAAGAGAAGCACCCTTTGGTCAATATACTCGTGACGTTCTCTTGGAGTTTTAAGGGCATAGAACTCAGCTCTTATTTGATTCTCTGTACCTGCTGGTAGAACTCTATCTCTGCCATATTCTTGGGCATACGCATTAACCATAGTATTAGCCTTGGCTCTTGCATCCCCTATACCCATGTCTATGTATTTTTGAACAATCGTATCAACCTCAGCGTTGGGATTAAATCGGAAGATTTCTCCTAACTCAAGATTCATAGCGTTTACATCAATAGCATACTTAGCCTTACGTTGTTTCTCAACCCTGTCTTCTTCTTTGTATTTATCAGCTAGCTTTTTCTTTTTAATTGCATCTCTTTCAGCAGCTACATCATTCTGGAAATCACCGCCGCCTATAGCAGTACGGCCAGCCACTTCCCCTAGCAACCATTCGTACATACGATCATCATCATTCTTAGTAAGCATCTGACGAGCAATCGCTCTAAGTTTAGGGATACGTGATTGATTTGTTTCATTGCCTAAAGTGATCATGTCTTCTTCAAGGGTTTTAACAAACTGTCGGAAATCCTGCGAGTCAGCAGTAACGGTGTTTATCTTTTGTGATTTTGCTAAAGCACCGTTAGTCAACACTTCATCATCTTTGAATTCTTGTTGTTTAATCTGATTAATATCAAAGTTAGTGCCAAGGACATCACCTAAATCTACACCAAACTTTAACCTACCTTCTTCAGTAGTAAGTGTAGCTACATTTTCTCCAAACGCAGGGTTGTCTTCTTTCCATCCAGCATACCACTCTTCTTGTGTGGTGTTTGTAAGATCGGCATTAGCTAGATCACTTTTAAGTTGCTCTTGCCAGTTAGCTGTTATTCCGTCTGCCCTTGCTTTATCTCTTACTACTTCTTTTTTATATTCTGCTGCTTCTGCTTTAGCTACAGCAGCTTCTTGCTCTTTACTTAACTTTGCCTGTACTTGCCCAAACTGAGCAACTGCACCAGAGGCTTGCTCAAGAGCCGCAGCTACTTGCATTCCTTTAGTGTTCCTCTCACCTTGTACAAAGGTATCGACAGGTCTTGCTGCAACTTGGTAATCAGGGGCAGCCGCAGCTTGCTTGTAGTTCACTGATTTACTTATTGATGTTGCCATGTTGTTATCCTATTTCTTATTGATAGCAGAATATTGGGAAGTAGCATTTAAAGCTGATGAGCCTATCTGCAAACCAGTAGCCATTCTATTTGGCCTTGAGACAGAGTTAATACGAGACTGCGCTCTAGTAGATGCACCTCTTCTATCTTCCCCTAACTGAGCTGTAGTACGCTCAAGGTTCTGTGTAGTCATGTTGTTAGCTACTAAGCCTTGTCTCACGATGTCCTGCATGACAGCATTGTTGTTCAAGAAACCACCTGAGTCAGTTGCTTGGACTCTTGAAGCTATCTGCTGCGTCTCTAGGTCTTGCGCTATCTTTGCTTGTGCTGCCTTCTCTTGTTCTTGCGCTTCACGGAGGCCGATCATTCGATCTTCATCCATCTTCGCTCTGTTAGCCATCTCAGCGTTAGCCTCGTAAGCATCAGCTTGAGCATTCGCCCCTGTGATAGCACTGGCTACACCAAGGCCGCCAGAGGCTATAGCAGCAAAACTACCTAAAGACGCTTGAGCGGCAGCTATAGCAGCAGGGGTAGCCGTACTACTCATTATTGTACCTATTGCGGCTATTGGGTTACACATTTCTTAATCCTCACAAATTGGTAGAAGGGCTGTTTCCCTACTCCGTATTCTTCTTCTAGTTTTATGAATTCAAATCCTAAAGATTTAAGCCACTTCTTCGATACTGTATTATCTACGTGAACGAAATTAAGCAAGAGAGGGTAGATAGTGTTCATCTCCTCTACCCATGTCTTTGCTTGAGGGATAAATTCATGCCTTGTTTCTATAATCTTATCTGTGCCTAGTAACCAAGGGCTACCAAAGACACCGTTGTTCGCTACACCAAACATTCCTACAACACTGCCATCAGCATGGATGATTGAGTTACACACCTCAGAGACCCTGTAAGCCTCTTGGAGCGCTCTTAAAGGAGCTAAACCATTACTATAGCCTATCTCCGTAACGTCCTGAGAGCGCATGAGAGGGGCTATCTCGCGACAGTCCAAGAACTCACTCTTCCTATAATGGTGTCCCATGCTATATCCTTGTTGATCTGAGTTGCACAAAGCCTTCCCACTCTGCCTTCTGGAATACTGAAGGAAGCGGTGAGGCGTTTGTGATCTCTATTTTAGCTTCTTTGGCTTGTGATTGAACACCGACCTTAAAGTTACCTGAAGTGTCTACTGCTGATTGATCGAGAAGATTATCTAAATCGCCTAACAATCGACCAGTAAAGACTGCTGATGTAGGATCACGCCTACCGTTAGTTTGGGTAACTGTGAAAGTCCCAGTGTCGTTGTATGTAAATGATATGGTTCGTAGTTGAAACCTTGCTATGTCCGAAGCATCCCCTTGAGCTGGTTTAAAGACTTGCTCAGAGAGTTGATACTTGAAGGTGTAAGGTATGCCACCATAGACGGGAACTGAAGAAGTCCCTGCTGTCGTTGCTGTGACCTGTTCGCCTAAAGAGTTGTAGTACACAAGGTTACTGTCAGTGTAGCCCATCGAAGGAGCGCCACTTGTAAACTTCTGTAGGTGGTCAAGGTGTATAGGGTAGATGTTGAGCAACTGAGCATCTAAAGTTAAGGTCATGTTCTCAAATCGACCATCTTCAAAGATGAT